ATAGAAATAAAAAGTGGAATAGAAGAAGGCGATAAAATGTATAGAAAGTATTTTGAAATATAAAAAAAGGAGAATAATGAAAGATTTTGTAAAAGAAATTTATGAAAGATATGAAGAGAAATGGAATCTTGTAAATCTTACAGTTCTTGAAAATAGACTTAAAATTAATGAGGTAGAAAACTTTAAAACAATAGCACGAATGCTTGAAATGGCTTTGTATGCTAATCATCTTCTCATTCAAACGATAAAGACTAGTTTAAAAGATACAAGATATACAGTGATGGAAACTTCAAACGCACTGATTCATTATCATAAAGAAATAAGGGACGGATATTTAAACATGGCAAGTGAATTGAGCGAAATGAAAAAAGAAAAGAAGGAGAAATAATATGTGGAAATTATATAGAGCAGTTTTAATTTATTTGTTGAAAGGCAAAGATAATGGCATTGGATTTATTGAAGTTTTTCCTGATAAACTCGACGAGGAATTGAAAGAAGTAATAAAAATAACAGGAAGAACTATGTTGGCATACTCACTACTTGTATTGTTAGAACGAAGTGGATTAGTAGAGATATTCCCTGAAATTAACGCATATATGTTGGTTGCATTAACAAATAAAGGTGTGGAAATGGCAGAACTTCTTGAAAACGAAGAAAGATGGAATGAATGTCTTGAATATCTGAAAGAAAAAAACATACCTTTGGTAAAAGAAAGTATCGAAGATTGTTACAGAAATTGTTGAAAACTATGCGTTAAAAAGAGGAATATAAAAAAACTTATTTCAATTATCAATAATTTTGTTAATATATATGTGAGACGACTTTGACATAGCGTGTTCACCTCGAACCATTCAGGCAAGAGAGTATCGTGTAACCGGTGTAAAGTGCTTAGCGATAGAATGAAGGTGCGAACCCTTCTGAGGTCGTCTCACTTTTTTAGTTTTAAAAGGGGGCATGAATGAGCAAAATAGCTATAATATTACCAGTTTTAAATCAATCTCATTATTTGAAGAAAGCACTTCAATCTCTGAGTGAACAGACTTTTAAAGATTTTACTGTTTATCTTATTAACGATGGAAGCACTGAGAATCTTTGTCAACTGATAGAAGATTATAATTCGTCACTTGATATAGTTTATGTCAAAAGAAAGATAAATAGAGGTCTTGTCTTTTCTTTAAATCAAGGTTTCAATTTAGCATTGTCAGACAATCATGAATATTTTACATGGACAAGTGCTGATAACATTTATTTGAAAAATGCACTTGAGACAATGATTAATGCAATGAATTATCATAATGTTCACGCTTGCTATGCAGATTATCAAATTATTGACGAAAGAGAAAATACTGGAAAATTTATGTCTAAAAGGACTTATGTTCTCAATGGTTTAATAAACAGCGGACCAATATTCATGGTTACAAGAGAATCTGTCGAAAATGCAGGACTATTTGACCCAAACTTCTCTTTGATAGAAGATAGAGAGTGGTGGACTCGTATTAATATCTGGGGTGCTAACAATCGTAAGTCAATGGTCTGGATACCTGAAATATTATATCTATATCGTATGGGTTCTCCCGAAAGTTTGACACAAAAGATTATTGACAAAAAACTTTCCGTTGGTTCTGCATATGGATTGTTTGTTAAAAAATATGGAAATCTAGCAAGAAATTCTAAAAAAATAAAAGTAATAAAATATTCAGGGAAAAGAAATTCAAACATACCCAAACATTCAATTAAATCAAAAATAGGAGTGTTATGTTCTGCTTTACGAAGTGGTGGTCTCGAAAGTTATATATACGACCTTATATCTCATTTGAGAAAACATTATGAAGTTGTTATGTATTGCGATAGTCACCCTTCAACTTTTAGACTTCATTCAGAAGTAGAAATAAGAGCAGCAAGTAGAGTTTTAACAGACAAAGATATAGCTCTGGTTCATTATCATACAATGGGCGACGAAAAGAAATATGCTCATAAAATAAAAGTTCCTAAAGTTGCAACATGTCATGGAGCATGGTATTCTTTCAACGACCCTAATACTTTTGTTATAGCAGTGTCGGAAGAAGTTTATCATAATTGTCAAAGAACAGTCTCTTCAAATCGTATGAGAATGATTCCAAATCCGGTAGTTGCCCCTCATGGTGAACTTTCTAAAAAAAGATTTAATATTCTTGTAAACTCTACTAAATCAAGAAAGAGTGCTTTCGTAGGAAGGGTTGATAATCGTCGTATTTCTTTTCTCAATATTATGCAAAAAAATGGTGTTGATATAGTTGGACATAATTATAATACTAACATCAGGACTATCGAGTATCCAACAGGAGCTTATTCACAATTATATCGTTCTTATAGTAACATTTTCGGTGCTGGTAGAGTTTTATATGAAGGTATATTGAATTTAAAAAACTGTGCTTTAGTGAATGAATACAGTTCACATAATGCAACAGTCAACTCACCATTTGACCCTAGCAAATTTTCTGTCTCAATTATTGACTCGAAAAATTTTGACCATTTATCAATCACAAATTGCAGTGGTAGAAATGTAACATCAGATAATAACATTCAGAAACTCATGGAAATGTTTGACGTTGATAAAACACTTGAATACGAAACATATCAAAAAGTTTATTATCGACACTCTGCAAGTTTGATAATAAAAGAAATTATAGAAATATATGAAGAGGTGACAAATTGAACAATATTTTCAGAGAATCAAAAGATACAGCTATAAGAATGGCAGATGGTATGCCGATTAAGTTTGGTCAGAAAACAGTAGTCTTTATACCGGGGATTGAGTGGAATAAGTTTTATCAGAGACCTCAAGGATTAATAACTGCAATGGCACAACTAATGCCTGACTGGGATTTTATCTTTTGTGATTTAGGTGCATCTCTTCCACTTAAAAGGCAGTCTAATAATATTTATCTTGTATCAAATGAATGGTATCGTCAAAAGTATGACGAACTTCTCGAAGGAATATTTTATACTACAATTCCAAGGAATCATGAAGAAATTTCAAAAGCACGAGGGAAATGGTTCGATTTCGTTGACTATCCAAACGTATTTTATACTAAATCAGCACAGACAACAGACAAGCCATTGAATGATACAAATGAAATGTTGAAGATAGCAGATATTGTAACTTGTAGCAGTCCTCGACTTATGGAAGATTTTACAAAGGGTGCAAAAGCAGAAGTTATGCTTCTTAAAAACGCAGCATGGGCGAAGAATACAGCACTCGAAACTTTCAAGAAACCAGCTCCAATAGTAATAGGATTTTGGGGATTCTGTGGAGATTGGGTTGATACAGAACTTCTTGAATATCTTTCTGATGTATTCCCTGTTGTAGTAGCAGGACACCCGATTGACAAAGGTAACATAAGGAACATGGGTCTTTTACCTCATCGAATGTTAAAAGGAATGGCAGCAATTTGCACTCATTTGATAATTCCGTTCAAGAAAGGGAAAACATGTTATTACTCTGACCCTTTAAAATATTATGAATATCTTTATGCAAATCGAATGATAATAATTCCAGAGGAAATTGATAACCGTTCTGAATGCGATAGAGAGATTGAATATAAGTATGATAATCCAATTGAGCTTGTAGATGACATCAAAAAGACAAAATACTGGAATTTAGACCAGATACCGCATGAACTTCATTCGTGGGAAAATCGAGGTGCTAGATTCATGCAAAGGTATGTGCTATAAGCGTATTTAGAAGATATTAACTTTAAGTCTCAGGATTATTCCTGGGACTTTTTTTGAGCTTAAAAGGTCACCGGTGGTTAAAAACTGGAATTTATGGTAAAATATATGTATAGTATTAATGAATTGGAGTTTTATTATGGATAAAATAGAAGATTTTCTAACTGCACCATCACTCACTATTACAAATAATGGAGAAACTGCCGACCTCAATGGACAAGCAATTTTTTCAATGGGGATACATAAAGGCAATTTATTCGTAAGAGATGACCTTGATAAAATAGTCGAGAACTTTTATATACTTAAGAATTTAATGAAAGTACCTGCAAAACTCGGACATGGTGAAGAGAACTATGGAACTCGTAACGGTTATCCGGCAGTTGGATGGGTTAAAGACGTAAAACGTAATGGACCATATCTCATTGCAGATTTTACAGATGTTCCAATAGTAGTGGCAAAAGCAATACAGAGAAAACAGTATCTTACAAAGTCAAGTGAATTATTAATCGACGTTGACTGGGGTTTTGAAGATGCAATGGGTAGAGAACTTGGTATAGTCCTCACAGGAGTTGCTTTTCTTGGCGAAGAAATGCCAGCTGTTCCAGACCTCAATAATCTTGATTCACTTTTTACTCTCGAAAATTCTTCGCTAGATTTTTCAAAAGTGAAAAGTTATTCATTATCTTTTGGACATGATTTTAAAGAAGAAACAGATAAACTTGAAGATAAAACTGAAGGAAATACATCAATAGAAAATATTCCAGATACAAATACACAACCCGATGAAAATTCAGGCGAAAATTCAGATACTCAGGATAATACTGAAAATTCAGATGATGAAAATAAAGATGAGTTTAATTCAGGTGTTATAGGTGTTGATTCTGAAACTGAAGAAGATAAAGAAGAAATTGATGAAGAAGCAAAGCAGAAAGAATTTTATACATCTGCTGATAGAATTGTTAAGATTCTTGATTCATTAGATGAAGATGAAACAAAAATTGAAGAATATAAAATTGAACTAGACGGACATTTTGAAATTATTTCAGGTTACGATATGCAGAAAAACTTCAATGATTTTTGGGGAATTTTTAAAATGATTGATGACATGAGGTCTCTTAAGTGGATTTCAAAAAATCTTTCTAAGCATGGATATAAAATACCAGAAATTCCTGAAATTATAAATGAAGATATTAAAAAAGATGAGGAATCCGAAAATAAGGATAACTCATCAGAAGATTTTAATAAAGAAAATAAAGAAAGGGAGGAATTTAACATGGATGAAAAAATGATGAAAGAAGCTATTGATAAGGCTACGGATGCTGTTGAAGCTAAATTTTCTGCTAAGTTTGAAGAAGTTAATACAAAACTTCAGACAACAACAGACGAACTTAACACAACTAAAGAAGAACTCAGAGGTAAAGAATCTGAAAATTCTAAACTCAATGCAACTGTAATGGAACTTGCAAAAGAAAGTGAAGTTACAAAAGAAATCAACGAAAATTCTCAGATTGATAACCTTGTTGGTGGATGGGTAAAAGAAGGAAAAGTATTACCACGTCAAGTTGAAGAGTTTAAAGCACTTTTGAAAAGTTCAACAAAGGTATCTTCAAAAATCAATTTCAGTCGCGAGAATGAAGCTGGTGAAGTGGAAAATGTTGAAAAATCAAATTTTGAACTACTCAATGATATTGTGAATGGTATGCCTAAACAGGTAAACTTTTCTGAAACTGCTGAAGAACCGTTCAACGAAAAAGAAGCACCTGTAAGTGCTAAAGAACGAGCTCTTGAAATTGCAGCTCAGGACAAAAAGAACTATAAAAAAGTTGATTAATTGAAATTATTCAGTTAATTAGGATATTTATTTTAAAAATTTTTATGAATGGAGGTTTTATACAATGAGTAAATTACCACAGTATCGTGAAATTAATTCAGCCGGTATTGAAAAGATATTATGGTCATTCGAAGATGATACTCTTCCTGTAAGAGAAAACATCACGATTGACGCAAGTTCTGTTTCATCTTTTCCTATTGAAAAAGGAACTGTTATGGCTTATGATTCCGCAAGTAATCTCGCATCTCCTTATGTTAATGGAGATTTGACGTATGGAACTGCCTATGGACTGCTTGATGAAGAAATCCGTGAGGATGCTATTGGTTCAACTCCTCAGAATGTAGCAGCTATTATAGGTGTAATGGGAACAGCTTACGAAAGCTCATGTGTTGATTTGGACAGTGCTGCTAAAGCGGCTATGCCACAGATCAAATTCGTTTAGGAGGTAGATGAATAATGGCAACACCAAGCAAGCTTTTAAAACTTTTAGATACAGAACTTATCCGTGAACTTATCGACCTCCGTATATCAGATATACGAAAAGGTCTTATATGGTTTGATGGTTCTCGCAAGAGACGTGACAATCAGTTCAAAGTAAGATATGAATTTTTGGTAGGTTCAGTTAGTGCTGTTCCTCTTACAAATCCGAAAGCTCCTTCTGTTCCAGTTGGTCTTGAAGATATTAAACAGTATGGCGTAGTTCCTACTTCAATGAGAATACACCACTGTATTTATGACCATGACAAAATTGACATGAGAGCTCCGGGTGGAGCAGATGAAACTCGTTGGGGAAATGGACTTAATGAATGGGTTGCAGGTATTCTTGCAGAAAGAATGCTTTGCACTAAAGAAATGCTTTTATGGGAAGCTTTAAGTGGTTCTATCTCTTATAATTCCTCTAAAACTAAACTCATATACACCATTGATTTTAATATTCCAGATACTCATTTACCTACTCTCACAGGTGGAGACAAATGGGATGCACCTTCAACTGCTAATCCTTTGAAAAATATTGAAGATTGGCTTGCACTTTACGAAAAAGATGCAGGATTCTTGCCTAATAAAATAGTAATGAATAGATTCACTTTGAATACTATTCTTGCTGTGGTTAAATTTGGCGACCTTTTCAATAACAAAGAAATTATGCCACTCGAAGGTTTCAAACAATGGTTACAATCAACATCAGGCGAAGCAACACAGCTTGAAATTTATCAGGGAAATTATAAAGATGAAGATGGAAATCAGTCTTATATGGTAAGCGATGGCGAAGTTTTCATGTTCAATACTGACAGAACTCTCCTTTTCGAGGAAGTTGCTGCGGCTGAAAATGAAACATCACCTGGTAGTTATGCTGCTGGTCCTTGGTCTGAATCTATTCCGCTTAATGATCCTAAAGGTGTTAAGATAATGGCAGGGGAGAATATGCTTCCTGTTATTACTAATCCTAATGCTGCTTTTAAAGCGATAACTTATTAAGAACTTTTAAAGTTTTTAATTAACGGACTCATGAAATAGGGGAGGTCTCTCAGAGTCTCCCCTATTTTTTTTAGCAATTTAATAAGGAGGAACATGCCATATAGTCAAGTTGAACAAGTTATATCAGAAATAAGATGTATTAGAAAAAATTTTGATATTGATGAATGCACAATAAAAGATAAAATACGTGAAGCTGATGATTTAATAAACGGATATTTAGGAAAAGTTTATATCATTCCATTTCAGTGTTGTGGCAGAACAAATAATAATGTTCCGAGTATTGTCAATCAAATATCAAAAAAACTTGCAACTGCACTTTATATTGAATGGATTTTTGAAGTAAAAGCACAAACTTCTGCTGGTGCAAGCACAGCTACAAGAATGTATGACAAAATGCTTACTATGTTGACAACTATGGTGTCTCGTAAAGACGCTGTTCCTATTTTATTTTGCAAATATAGACCCGGTGTAGGCATGAATGATGAAGGTGGTTTTGATGTTGAGATAACAGACGACCCTTCCTCTGAAACATATTCAGACCTCGGTTGGAGCAATACAGAAAATTACGTTTCAACATTTGATGAAGGTGCTTTCACAGAACAAAGGGTTGACCCTAATAAAATCTGTGATATAAGAAAAAGGAAGTTTTAATAATGAATATATTTATTGGTTCTTTAATTAGAAATTGTGAATGGATTCTTCCTGAATTTTTAAAAAGAATACTTGACCTTAATTATTCTAAGAAAGATTTAACATTATGTTTTATTTTAAACGACAGTATTGATAAATCAGAAATGATATTACATGCTTTTGCTGAAAGATTTCAGAATGATTATAACAAAATTATTATTGCAAAAAGTGATTTTAAAGAAGATGCAATAGGAGCAGGATCATCAAGACTTAATGGTTCTGACCCTCTTGGTCGTCATACGAATGCTTCAACTGGTGACAGAGGTAAACTTTATGTAAACCTTGCAGACCTTAGAAATTTAATGATGAAAATATTTACTGAAAGAACAGAAGCTGAATGGATGATAAGTATTGACAGTGATATATTAATAAATCCTGAAACAGTTAATTTATTGATTGATGGAGAAAAACCTAGCATGAGAGGTGCTATGGTTATTAATGATTTCCTTCTCAATCCAGATATGGGTTTTAACCCTTTATATCGTCACTGTAATGTAGGAATAGAAACTGAAAAAGGGATAATTAGACATAAAATAAATTACGAACTTAATAAAATTTATGATGTAGATGTAACAGGTGCATGTTTTTCAATACATAGAAAAATAGTTCCTTTAAGCTCATATAAATATCATACATGGGGTGAAGACGCAGGATATTGTGTTGACCTCCCCGAAGATACTAAAATTGAATGGGATACTCGTTGCGTCCAGTTTCATGTTATGGAAAAAGCAATGATTTCTCAAGAAGAAGAATTTTGGAAGGAACTTGAAAATGTCAGGCTTTGCAGCAGTATTTCCTAATATAACTGGAACTACAGGAAGAATTAAAAAAACCTTGTCAGGTAGGTCAAGTGTCGGAGTTTTAAATATTAGTTTTGATGCACCCGACCTTCAAGCTCTTTTGGATATGTTAGCAAGAGTTAAAGCTAAAACTAATGATATGTTTCCTGTGATGTATGACATATCAAAGGAACTTGCCGAAATAGTTGATAGACACTTTGACAGACAACAAGGACCTTATGGTAAGTGGAGTCCTCGTTCTCCTATGACTCATTTGATGGCACAGAGAAGCAGAGGATTAAAAATTCATACTGGACCACTTTTAAATGCTACTGGTAAATTAAAAGGTTCTTTTAAACCAAAAGCATATACTAAAAAAGCTTCAATAGGAAGTAGACTTAAAACAAAATCAGGAGAAAATCTTGGGGCGATACAACATTTTGGTTCATTGATACGTGTGACTCCTAAGATGCAAAAATGGTTTAAAGCTAATTTCTGGTTAAATTTAGAAGTTGGATTTTTAATTATTCCGTCAAGGGAAATGTTATATATGACTCAATCTGATAGAAAAAAAATGCTTAATATGGTTCAGGAATATATTATGGAAGGATTTGAAAGATGATAAGTGACGCAATTGAAGGAGCATATGCTTTATTTAAAGCAGACCCTCGTTTGAATAATGATATAGGAACAAATACAAAAGTTCTATTTTTCAGTAAAACAGTTGAAGATGAACCTACTTGTTATCCTTTTATTACTTTTTCTATTGACCCAATAACAGAGGTTAAAGTAGTTTCTCTTGGTAAAAAAAATCAGAGAAACACACCTCTTAAAATATTATGTGGAATTTCTGATTATAATGATGTTTGGGATGCTCAACTTGAGATTGATGCTTTAATAAAAAATATCGAAGCTATTCTTATGGAAAATCCTAAACTTGATGGAAAAGTATATACTAGTCAAGTGATACAAGAAACTTATGGATACATACTTGATAATGACGGTAATCCATTTGCAAAAGTTTGTGAGATAACATTACAAGTTTCAGAACTATTCAATACAAATTTATGTTGAGAAGAAAGAAATTATAAATATATTTTAAAATAAAGAAAGGAAGGTTTTTATTATGGGCGTTCAAGGTATTACAAGTAAAACAGCGATTATTGAAGAAGTAGCATACGGTGTTTTTCCGGGAACTCCGGGAATGAAACGTGTTGAGGTTTCTGATGATAGTATCGGACCTGATTACGGATATTCTGACCCTGAGACTATTACGGGAAATCTCGTAAAGACTGCAAATATCAGAACAAGAAAGACTGTCGGAGGTTCAATTAATGTAATTGGTGGACCTGAAAATGGATTCGGAAATTTTCTGAAATTTTCAGCTGGAAAAGTTACAACTCTTAATGGCTATCATTGGAGAGAACATTTTACACTTATAGCAGCTCAGACAGAAATTACTGTAGCTAATCCAACTGTAGTGAGTGCAAGCGAAAGAGTGTGGTATTACACTAAATTAACCAACATATGGAGACTTCTTGTTGACACAACAGATTATACTCTTGTTGACGGAACAGGTGTGGTTACTCTGGTTGTAGCAGCTGCAACTGATGATGAGCTTATCGTAAGTTATGCGGAAGATGTTGCTGGCGTTTATTCTCACATTATTCAGAGTTCAACTGACATACCTTCATTCCAGTATTGGAATACAGAGGGTGGAATAGAACTTTTTGAATATACAGGAGCAAAAGTAAATACAGCTACATTCACAGTGAACTCTGAAGATTTCCTTCAGGCTTCCGTTGACCTTATCTGTCAGGATGAAAAATATGGAACAATTACAGGTCATACATTTCCACCTGCATTAGTATTATCAAATCTTGACCCTTTCCTTTTCAAACAGGCACAGGTTATTATTAATCATGTTGCTAATGTTGATTATGAAAGTATCGAAGTAGGAATTGATAATGCTCTCGACCCTGTTTATACAATTCGTTGTGACGACACTGTAAAAGATTTAACACCGACTATTCAGACTGTATCACTCTCAGGAGAAATTGAGTTCAATGACATGGTTGAATATAATCAAGTTGACCAAGGAACATTTTTCTTTTTGCAGATTGATTATGGAAAATGTCAGGGTGTTGAAATTGGAACTACAGGCAAAAATTATGCACTTGAATTTTTTGCACCAAGAGTAAGAAATGAAGTTCCAGATTTACCAACAAACAGAGATAGAATGATTTTTTCAGTTGAAGGTTTTGCAAATTATGATTCTCAGTTTGATATGGCTTACGAATGGGTTCTCATTAATTCTGAATCAAGTATTTAAATAAATTCACAATAACCAAGAGGGGAACTTCGGTTCTCCTCTCTTAACAAAATAGGAGTGGTCAACAATGTCAGTAATTAAATTAAGTTCTTTTAAGAAAACAAAAGTGGTAGAAATTAAAACAATAGAAGGCAATCTCACAATTGAAGTGAAAACTTTAACAGCAGGAGACGAAATGGAAGCTAACCAAGTTTCAACAAAACTTGTAGATATTGGAAAACTTGCAGAAAAAAGACGCAAGGGCGAAGAAATTGAAATGGCAGAGCATATCAAAATAGACCAAGTTAAACTTAGTATTCTCAGGGTAATAAAGGGTATGGAAAATTGGAATCTTGCAGATGATAAAGGTAAAGTTCTTCCTATTGATGAAGATACATTGAAACTCGTTCCTCAGACAATATTTGATGAGATAAATAAAGCTATTGAGGATTGTTCTTATATTCCTAAAGAAGACCAGTTAAAAAACTCATAGAGGTCGGAAAGTCTCATGCTTACCACCGTGAGCGTGAGACTTCCCCGACCAATCTTAAAATAGACCCTCGAAATGAAAATTTTTTAGAGCTTTTGGCATTATGTAGAAATTTTAATGCATTACCAGTAGCTGGTGGAATATTAGACCAGCCAAAATGGTTTATCGAAATGTCAAAAGTTTATTTAAATGCAGAAAGAGAGGGAGCAAAAAAAGCACAAAAGGGAAAAGACAGACAGAGTCGAATCAATAGAGCAAAGCAAGCTAAGAAATAAAGCATGAAGTGAGGGAAATATTATGGCAGTTGACAATTTTGAAATGATTATTAAAGCTGTAGATGAAGCAACAAAAATCATTAATACGGTTGAAGGTTCTGTCAAAAGTTTAAAACTTACGACAGAATCAGGAGCTAAATTTGATGTTAATTTTGATACAAAAGGCACTGAAAAAGAAGTAGGAGGTCTTGAAAAACTTATGGGTTCTTTTGGAGAATCTTTTAAAGCAGCTGGATTGTCAGCTGGTTCTGCTATCACGACTATAACATCTGGTCTTGGTTCAATGTTAAGTCCGCTTAATATTGTTATGTTGGCTTTCTCTCCTCTCATCGGAATTGCAAAAATATTTCTTACACTTCTTAATCCTATCAATCTTGTAAAAGCTGCATTAAGTGCTGCTTCTGCCGTTGTTTCAACTTTTGTAAGTGTAGCTTCGGCAGGATTTAATCTTATTAAGAGTGTAATTGCTTCAGCTTTCAATGCAGCGATAGCGGTATTTAACACGTTTAAAAATGCGATAAGTTCAGTCATTGGTTTTGTAAAAACATTATTTTCCACCTTTTCACAACTCACGCTGACAATCAGTGCAGCGATTCAAATTATTAAAGATATTTCCAACGCTTTCATAGCAATGGGAAAAGCAGTTTATGATGCTTTCTCAAGTGTAATAAATACAACAGCGGATTTCGAGCAACAAATGAGTGCTGTAGCAGCAGTTACAGACGCTACTACTGAGGATATGATAAAATTAAGATCAGCTGCTCTCGATATGGGTAGAACTACCTCGAAAACAGCTACAGAGAGTGCCCAAGCATTATATCTTTTAGGTCAAGCAGGTCTAAACGCTGAAGAATCAATGGGAGCTTTAGCGGGAACTGTTAAACTTGCTGAAGCAACAGGTTCAGAATTGAATCTTGCCACAATAGCCACTGTCGGAACTTTAAAACAATTTGGACTTGAAGTAGAAGAATCTTCCAGAGTTGCAAATGTTTATGCAGCAGCAGTTTCAAATTCTATGATTACTCTTGAAGATATGACACAATCTATGAAATATGCAGGTCCAGTTGCAGGAGCTTTAAACGTATCTCTCGAAGAGACTACTGGAATATTAGAAGTTCTTGCAAACCGAAATATCAAAGGTTCTCAGGCAGGAACAGCATTAAGAAAAAGTTTTACAGCTCTTATAACACCTTCAGACAGAACAAATGGAATTCTTTCAGCTTTGAGTTTGATAATGAAAGATGTAAATCCAGAAACAAAATCATTTGCGAAAATTCTTGATACACTTAACAGAGCAGGTATAACAGCTACACAAACAATGGCACTTTTCGGATTAAGAGCTGGTCCTTCGATGATTACTCTTCTGAAAGCTGGCGGAGATGAAGTAAGAGAATACACAGAAAAAGTAACTGGCACTCTGGAAGCTTTCCGACAAGCAAAATTAAGACTTGATAATCTCAGAGGTTCTATAACATTATTCAAATCAGCAGTTGAAGGTGTAACTATAAGTTTAGGAACTCCAATTC